CCAACCTGACATTTCTCAATAGGTAGTAATTCTGGCTTTAAACACGCTTTGGCTCCAGTAATAAATTCATGTCCTTGCCTCAGATGATACTCCATTTTAACCAGTGTCTTCTTCAAATATTCCCCAGCTGAATTTTCAGCTATTTTGTAGTATGGAACTTGTTCAGTGGAAACATTTTGCAGAACATCGCCTTTAAGTGGAGCATTGAAACATTTCGAATAAACTATGCCAGAGGACGTATCTACTTTCATACGGCCTGCAAAACCAAATAGGGGATCTTTTCTATTCTGTACTCCATTTATAGCCTCTCCTATACTCAAAAGGCGAGCTCCATCATAATACTTCTTATAATACCACAGTAGGTAGCTAGACGTCAGGTTAAAAAGGTCTTGATCATAATTTAGGGATTGTTGTTCTCCAAATTTTGCTAACTGTGTCAGAAGAATAGAAGGTTCGCCATTTAACTTTTGCAATAATTGAGTCTTATCTTTTACAACCTCTTCGTCTTGAGGGGCTATATCTGAAGTTCTCGGTAAGAATGGAATATCCTCAAGTTTTATCTTAAAAGGTCTTGATGACTTCGAGTCAAACGAAAAGGCTTTGCTAGTTGAACCTCTGCATTCCACTCCTTCAGCTTGATATCCATCTACTCTGGTGGAGGTTAGCATACTTTCAATTTCAGGTGTTGTCAGTACAGGTGTATTAAATACCTCAGCACATCCTAAATCTTGCATTACGGCATTACATTGCAATTCTACTGGGAGGTTATCGAAGGTGGAACGAGGTATGCTACTAAAGATGTTTACTTCTGGTCCTAACGCTATGTGAATTCCAGCTATTTTGTAACCGTCGTCTACTTGTACAAACAAAGGTATTCCGCAATCTCCCCTTCTCATATATTGTAAAGGAGCTAATTTGTCGACATACATCATAAAGAAAGATTTAGCATAAAAGAAGTTCTGCTCAGTCCTAGCTATTGTTGAGCCAATAGATTCGTCGATGTTAAGAGCTACTCCTGCATGCATGGATGAACACATTTCTGGGCGAGCCAACAATGCATTATAAGAGATATCTTCTACTTCATCCATAAAATGCTTTGTAATATCAGGGAAAGAGGGTAC